TGTTATGCGTGGACTTCAATACAAGGCTACAGCAAGTTTGGCAGTTATGTCGGTAATGGAAACGACAATGGTCCATTCATCTATACAGGCTTTAAACCTGCTTTTGTATTAACAAAAGGAACTAATGCATCTCAGTGGAGATTATACGATTCTGCAAGAAGTCCTAACAACGTGAATATTAATAGACTTTTTCCATACTCAACTTCAGCAGAAGCAACAGACACAGATGCAGGAATAGATATGTTGTCTAACGGTTTTAAAATAAGAGGTTCTGGTGGCGATTATAATGCTAGTGGTACAAAATACATCTACATGGCATTTGCAGAAAATCCATTCACAACATCAACAGGAATCCCAACAACAGCGAGGTAAATTATGTGGGCTTTAGTAGAATCAAATAACGTAACACAGGTCTTTACAAGACCTAAAGGTATGACTATAGGGGAAGTTAATTACCCTAGCAATATCTTTATGCTTTGGACAGCTTCAGAACTTGAAGCCATTGGGATTTATGAAATCGTTATCGACAATACAAACTTAAAAGACAAAGAGTATTACATCAACACCAATCAAAGCTTTGACTTTGCAGATGGTGTAGTAACAGCTTCATACGGTGTGGCAACTGCTAAACCTATAGATGATATTCTATGGGCAGAAGGCGATGAAGATATGCCAGAAGATACTTCTGTAGGCGATGTAAAGCAACCGGGAATCCGTCAAGGCTATAAAGATACTATCAACGCACAAGCCGGTAGTATCTTACAAGGCACTGACTGGATGGTGGTTAGAGCTGCAGAAGGTGGTACTGCTGTACCAAGCGACATTACAACTTGGAGAGCTGCAGTGCGTACAAAGTCTAATGACATGTGTACAGCTATTGATGGTGCTGCAGACGTAGATGCTTTAGCAGCTTTATACACTTATACAAATACAGGCACTGAAGAAAGTCCTGTTTACACAAGACCTTTAGGTGAGTTTCCAGAACTAGGAGCATAACACATGGAACTATCAGCATATATCATTTGGAACATTTTTATAACTTTAGTCTTAGCCCCTATCTGGTTTCAGATTAGGCAGAACTCTGGAGAGCTTAGAAGACAAGATATATTGCTGAACAAGACCCGTGAAGGTATTGCAAAAGATTATGTAACCAAAGATGAGCTAAGAAACGATATGACCATCATTATGGAAAGAATGGATAAAATCAGTGAAAAGCTTGACAAACTCTTTGAAGTAAAGTAAAATGGTAGTAAAGAAGAAAAAAACTAAGAAGCTTCCTGCTTCGACCTTAGTTATTTCTATTGCTACCGTGCCTTCAAAAATGTTGAAGAAATTAACACGTAGGAAAAAGAATGCCAAAAAATAAAAAGAAAAGAACTAAAAAGTACAGAGCTACTTATAAAACTGATGGTCGTGTAGACATGAGTCAAGGCGGTAGAGTTGGGTATAGGCTTGGAAAGGTTGTAGTAGATAGAGAAACTGGTGAAGTTTTAGAAAACTTTAAAGCAGTTCCAACTAAACCAGCTCCTACACCTGCTCCCAGAAGAGCACCAGCTCCAGCTCCAAGACCTGCTCCTAGACCAACGCCTTCACCAGCTCCTAGACCAGCACCTAGACCTACTCCAGTTTATAGACCAGAGCCTATTGATGTGCCAGTTAGCAGAGTACCTGCTCCTACAAGAGAACCAACTCCTGCTCCAAGACCTACTCCAGCTCCAACACCAGCCCCAGCTCCTACAAGAGCACCAACACCTGCACCGACACCAGCACCCGTTATAAGACCTGAGTTAATTGCAGAAGATTTTGTTCTGCCTGATAGAGAAACTATTACCAGAATAGGGCAGGAAGCTGCTCAAAAAGCTTTTAGAGGTGACTTAGATAGAGGTGGTTACAGATTTACTCCTGAACAACAAGCTGCTATTGAACAAGCTCAACAAAAAGCTGAAGCAGAAAGAAAAGCTGCAGAAGAAACTGCTGCTCAAACCCAAGAAGATTTAGTAGATGCTAGAACAAGAGCAGAACAGTTAGTCTCTGGAGATATAACAGGTGTTCCTCAAGTTCCTGATGCTGTTAAAGTAGAAGCTGGTAAAGCTGGTGTTGCTAGGAAAATGGATGTTCCAACAGAATTAGAAGCTGTTGAAGCAGTAGCACCTGAAGCTCCTGAAGCTCAAGTTGTTACTGGTGTAGAGCAAGCAGAAGCTCCTATTCCTTTAACTGCTGCACAGATGGAAGAAGCACAGATTACAGAAGCTCCTGAAGTTGCTGTAGCTGAAGGCGAAGTAAGACCTGAAGCATTAGCTGAAGCTGCAGAAGTAGAACGTGTAGCTCCTATTGAAGCTGCTAAGGTTGAGATACCTGAAGGTGCTTTGATTGAAGCAGTTGTAGGAACCGTTAGTCCTGAAGCAAAAGCTGAAGCTGCTCAAGTAGCAGGTACAACTTTAGCAAGAGTTACAAGAGCTAAGAAACAATTAGCTAACGCAGGATTAAGTTCTGCAGATATTGCTGAATTAGGTAACGACCCTGAAGCCTTAGAAGAAAGGTTAATGGACTTTAGTGAAGCTGAAAGAGGTATGATTGCTGGTCTTCCTGAAGAAGCTTTAGTATCTAATCAGCTAGATAGTTTATTAAGTGGCATTGAAAAAGGGGAGGTTCCTACATGGGCAGCCCCTGCTGTAGCTAGTGTAGAAGCTATGTTAGCACAGCGTGGTATGTCAGCTTCTACTGTAGGTAGAGATGCCTTGCTTAATGCTATTATACAATCTGCTGTTCCTTTAGCACAAGCTAATGCTCAAGCTATTCAAGCAAGTGTAGGACAACAAAAATCAATTGAAGCTCAAGCTGAATTAACTAATGCTCAGTTTAGACAACAGGCAGCACTTCAAAATGCTAGTACTGTTTTTCAAATGGACATGGCTAATTTAAGTAATGAGCAACAAGTAGCTTTATCAAATAGTAAGTTTATGCAAAGTGTTGGCTTAACAGAAGCAAACAACCAGCAACAAGCAACTATTCAAAATGCTATCTTAATGTCTCAAGCTAATTTAGCTGAAGCAGATTTTTATCAAAAGACACAGATACAAAATGCTCAAGCGTTTATGCAGATGGACTTAACAAATCTTAACAACCAACAACAAGCTAACGTAATTAAAGCACAACAAGCTCAACAAACGTTACTAAGCAATCAAGCTGCAACAAATGCTGCTAGACAATTTAATGCTTCTAGTGAAAATCAGACACAACAGTTTATGGCTGGTTTAGCTGCTGATATTAATAAGTTTAATGCTTCTCAAAACAATAGTATGTCACAGTTTAATACTCAACAGATTAATGCTAGACAAGCTTTAGAGTTTCAAGTTGATGCAGACTTTGAAAAAGCTAATGCTCAAATGGCTAATCAAATTAATCAGTTTAATGCTGATAGAGAATTCCAAGTCAATAAGTTTAACGTAGCTAATCAACAAGCTATTGAACAAGCTGATCTTGCATGGAGAAGACAAATTAACTTAGCTGATACTGCTGCTCAAAACGCAGTCAATCAACAAAATGCTCAGAATGCATTTAACATGTCTTCACAAGCTCAACAATTCTTATGGCAAGAGTTAAGAGATCAAGCTACGTTTGATTTCCAAAGAACTGAAAACGAAGCACAGCGTAAAATATCTATTGCTATAGCAGCTTTAGGTAACGAAGGTGGTTCATATCAAGGAAAAAACTGGTCTACTAATTTAGATTCAGCATTATCAGTATTAAATAGATTTACAAATACAGGTTAAGAAATGAAATTTATAAAAAAAGCATTTAAAAAAATTAAAAAAGGCATTAAAAAAGTTGGTAAAGTTTTTAGTAAAGCTTTAGACAAACTTGGAATTAGTAAACTATTAAATAAAATGGGACCTTTAGGTTCTATGGCTTTAATGTTTGCTATGCCTTATCTAGGATCGTGGTGGGCAGGATTAGGAGCAGCCTCCCCTGCTACATCGTTTATAGGTCAAGCAGCTCAAACTTTACATAAGATGGCAAGTACCGTAGGTAATGTTGTTTTAAGTCCTGTTAAAGCTATGATGCAAGGATTAAATTCTTTTGGTCCTACCAAAGATTTAGTAACTAACGCAACTAACTTATTTAAAGATGCACACAATTTTGTAGCTGAAAAGTTAGGAGTTCAAAAAGCTTTTGGACCTAAGATGGTTACTGGTCCGGGTGGTATTCCAATGGGAGAAGATACAGCTAGTTTATTTGAAGATGTTAAAGCTTTTGATGCTAAGTATCCTAACCTTGGAGACAGCCCATTATTAAAAACAGAAGGAGCTTTAAATGACATTGTAGCTAGTGGATATAAAGGACCAGCTACAGATAACTTCTTACTCAATCAAAGAGATGCTTTAAGTAGTACTTCTGTTTTAGAAGGTAAGTTTTATAACGACCCTAAAAACTTATTTGGTGTTGATAGCTCAGGAAACATTCCAATAGCTACTGACATGAAAGACTTAACAAGTTTAACTGATGCTGGTCAAACACCAAGCTTACTCGATACTACAAAACCTAAAGGTATCTTTGAACAAAAGCTTGGTAAGATTGCTGGTAAAGATGTTGACTGGTCTGATGTAACTCTTGATGATGTTAGACAAGCTTATGAAGGTTCATGGACTTTAACACCTAATGATCTTATGAGTACTATTACTGACAAAGAAAATCCTTTAGGAAATATTTTTGGTAACTCAAGAATCGGTACAATCTATCAAGCTAATAATGTAGTTAGTGGAATGTTAAGAGACGATACAGTTGACTACGAACCCGGAACTAATTATTATGCATCAGGACTTGCAATTCAAGAGCTTGGAAAAATAAATGTTAATCCTATTGCCAGTTTTGGAACAGATACTGATTGGAACACAGATATTAGTAAAATGAAACAAACTAATTTATCATCAGGTAGCTATGGTTTCCATCCTCAAAATATTAATACATATGATTTAGCTAGTCAAAGTTATGATTTAAATAAATACTTAAATCCCGGTAGTGAATTTTTACAAGCATATGTTCCAGCTTATACTCAAGGAGCAGGTAATTAATTATGAAGAAACAACAATTTCAACAAGAAATGAATTCACAAGCTTTACAGGAAGTTAATTTCTTTGATGCTCCGATACCGGGACAATCTTTAACTAACAGTCCTGACAAGCCTCATGCATTTGAAAGACCTCCTGAGTTTACAAGCATTGATGATTTAATGCTTTACTTTGCAGATATTCTTTTAGAAGCTGATACATATACAGAAATGATGAAGCTTTTAGCTAGAGGTCAGACAGTAGATTCGTTGGCTCAAATGATTTTGTATACTAATTTTACAGAAGGTAAACTAACTCCTGATTTAATGATGTTAGCTTATGAGCCTTTAGTATTATTTATTATGGCTATGGCTGAAAGAGTTAATATTGATTATGAATTTGATGATGATGATGTTGAATTAGAAGACCTTGATGCAGAAGAAACAGCTAAGGTTGGTAACGTTATGCAAGACATAACAAAAATGTATAAGCATTCTAAACAGGATGCTGACTTAGAAGGTATGCAAAAATCAGCAGCTTTAAAGCCTGAATTAAAAAAGGCAGTTGAAGAAGCTCCAGTAGAAGAAGTAAAAAGTTTATTAAGTAGGTAAAATATGTCTAAAGATATTAAAGAGATGAATTCAGTTGAGTATGCTGATTATATGGTACAGTCAACTCGTAATTGGAAAAACCAACAAGCTGCTGCATATCGAAAAGATATGAAAAAACAACAGCGTAGAGAAGATTGGAAAACTTTACTAGGTCTTGGTGCTCAAGAATTTGTTAATAATTCAGAGAATAGACTTAAACAAATGCATATCACTAACTTACCAAAGACTATTAATTATGCTGCTAACTTAGCACAAGGTAATGCAATTCAAGAAGAACGTTTAGGTTTATTAGATAAGTATGGTACACCTGAAAATATTTGGTCAGCTCAAGCAGCTTCTAGAGCTTTTACTTCTCCAGATATTTCTAAATATAAATTTACTGGTATTAAAGATATTGATACAGCTTTTGCTAGTGGTATGATAACTCCTGAAGAACGTATTACTTTAACTAATAGCTATAATAAAGAATTAAAAAGAGCAGAAGAACTTTGGAACTCTGGTAGTAGTTTTGATAAATATGATGATACTTATACAAATGCTGCTGTAACTGGATTACAAACTATTAAAGATACTAAACCTACTTTTTCAACCATTGGTATTCTTCGAGGTAAAGATGATGAGTATTATGATCTGACTACAACTACTTACAATACAATCACAGAAGATAATACAGCTTTAAGTGCAGCACTAGCTACAAGAAAACAAATTATAGCTGGTGGAGCTAAAACAGAAACAGTTCCTGCTCAAACTGATGAAGCTTTAAGAACTATGTTATTAAACTCTAAAGTTCCATACGCAACAATTAAAGCTGCAATTACTCCGTTGATTAATAAAACTTCAATGCAGATTAATAACCCTGAAAGAATTGAAGCTAGATTTGATATGTTAGTTAAAGAAGCTTATCAAAAAAATGAACGTATTAATCCAACTGAATTATGGATGGAAGCTCGTAGACCTTTTGCTACAGATGTTAACGTAGATCAAATGGGTGAGTTCCTTAATTATGCAGACATTCTTTCTAAGCAAACTTCAGATAAAGATAAAATATTAACTTTATTAAAAGACAGATTCCCTGATATGGATATTGACTTTACTGCTTCAAGTCCTTTACCATATGTTATAAATGCTGTAAATAGTGGACAACCAATTAATGATAGCATTTTATTACAGGCAATGGGTACGTCAGGAGGTAAAGCTATTGTTGATGCTAATCCTCAACTCTGGTCTGATTCTGTTAAATCTTTCTTAAACTTAGATGATGCTGTTCAATCTGATTATCAAAATAAAGCATTAAATACAGTTAAAACTATTAAGAGTAATTTAGATAATCCTACATATTTATCTAAAATAGAAAAAAAATCTGAAGATGCTGATATAAAATCTTTAGTTAATGTACTTGATCAATTTTTTGTACAAACAGATACTGCAAATCCTGATTATAAATTTAAAGGAGTTGTATCTACAATGCAGACTAACTTAGCATACACTATGTATGATCTAGAAAGAAATAAAGATAAAGGTATAATAACTGAAGAGGAATATCAAGCAGCTTTAAATCTTAAGTTTACTCAAGAACTAAGAAAGCTAGAAGTAGATAAGAATGACGAACTTGTATTTAAACCGTTTAGTGATACATCTTTTAAACAATTAAATGTTTCTCAATCAGTTACAGATAATAAAACTAATAATGTTGACATGCTTAAACAAGAAAAAGCAGGTAGACAATACAACTTAGCATGGGAAACTTTAGGTAATAATCCTGAAAGCATAGAAGCTAAAGAAAATTTATTAATGAATGCTGCTATAATTATTGATGGGGTTGTTAAACGTAATCCAAATATTAATACAATTCAAAAACTTAGAGAAAGTAATTCTGCTTTAAATTCTATGTTAAACCAATTAGAAACTGTAACACCAACAAAAAGTGTATCAGAGATATTAGGTTATTTACCTGAAGAAGTTATACTTGAAGTAGAACCTGAAGCAGCTACAGTGCCTACTAAGAATATAACTCAAGGCTTTACTTTTGAAACAGATATAAATATTTCTGATAGACCTATTATTAATAAAATTATAGAAGTAGAAAGCTCAGGTGATCCTGATGCTGTAAGTAATCATGGTGCTAAAGGCTTAATGCAATTAAAAGATTCAACTGCAGATAAGCCCGGATTTGGTGTTAAACCAGCAGTAAGAAATGCCGATGGGTCAATATCTCCTGAAGAAAATGTAAGAGTAGGTACAGACTATTTTGATGCATTAACTAAAGAGTATAATGGAGACTTAGTAACTGCAGCTATGGCTTACAATGCAGGACCGGGTACGATTAATGAATGGATAGCAGGTGGAAGAGACTTTAGTAAACTAAGAAAGGAAACTCAAGACTATGTTAAAAAGATTTTTGGAGAAGACACTTATAACGAACTTAAAAATATAAGTCCCAAAACTCAAGCTCCTGCACCTGCTCCTACCCCTGCACCTTCTCCTGCTCCAAGTTTATTAGCAGCCGATGATGACATGGATAAAACAGGTTTTGAATTATTCGGTCAAGAAACTCAAGTTCGAGGTAGAAGAATTAACAAAGCAAAAAGAGAAGATAGAGATTTAAAATCTGATTTTAGAACTGCTGTTGGTTCTCTTAGTGCTGATATGATTGGACAGCCTTTAAGTTTCTTTCCTCAAACAGGTAGAGAAAAAGATACAGCTCAAAAGCTTAGTATCATCAGACAAGAAGTTAAAAATAAATTTAACAGAGATATTGATAGGGTTCTTAAACGATCAATGTCTTTACCTTTAGTTGTTGAAGAAAACAGACAAATTATTCCTGAAGTTATAGCTTATATCGAACAACGTAAACAAGAAATTTTAGGAGACTAATACGTGTCTATAAATTTTGAAGACCTGTTTAGTTCTTCCTTAACTGATCAGCCTGCAATCCCTACTCAATCTAATCAAGTAGATTGGGATGGGTATTTTGGTACAGAATTTAAACAACAAAAACAAGCTGATGTTGGTTTAGCTTATGGTGAATTAAGTAAACAACTAGGTGACGGTACTTACAAAAAATCATTAGTTGATTTAGAGAAAGATAAAGAATATCAACAAATAGCTGGTGATTTTTTAAGAGATATCGGTGAGTCAGGTGATGATATTTTTGAATACATGCGTGACGAAGACTTTAATTTGGTTGATGGTTTTCAACGTTGGGCAGATGCAACAAACTTATCTGAGATTAATAAACAACGATATGCTTATTTAAGAACAGCATTTGATAACGCTTCTTTAGGTAGCTTTGGACAAGGAATGGAGCTAGTTAAAGATGCTACAATTGATATTGTTACAGACCCTACAAATATTTTAGGTATTGTAGCTGGTTTATTTACAGGAGGTACAGCAACTGCTGCTTCCTTTGCAGCTCGTAAATCTGCTGCTGAAGGTTTTAAAGCAACCATGAAGAACTTTGCTAAATCTACAGTAGTTCCTACCCCAACAAATCTTAGAAATACTGGTACAACATTTGCTAAGTTGTTAAATCTTGACAACGATGCAGCTCGTATACTTGGAAATGCTTCAATGATTAGTGCATACGAAGGTTTAGCACACATTGGTCTTGGAGACGTAGCACGTCAAGGTACACAAATAGCTACTAATATTAAAGAAGCTTATAACCCGTTACAGACAGCAGCTATGCTTCCTCTTGGTACATCTATAGGTACACTAGCTCCGGGTGCTTTTACTACTGCTGGTATTGCTGCAGGTAAAATTGTAGGTCCTATGGCTGAAGCTGGTAGTAAAGCTATTGGGTTAGATAGATATCAACAAAAATTATTAAGCGATTACAAAGCTAAAATAGATAACTACGAGAACGAAGACTTTGTTCGTAAAGATGTTAGTGAAGCTAACTTTAATTTCTTTAGAAAACTAAATCGTCTTACTGGAGATACACTAGGTTTCTTAACTTTTGCTAGACAAACAGCCCCTTTACGTGGCTTAGCTGATCAATCTCCTTCTGCAAAATTATTACTACAAACTTTAAAACGAGATGAAGCTCAGAAGTATACAGACCTTCCTGAGTTAGTTAAAGGATTAGATTTCAGTACAGAGATTGAAGCTTATAGAGGTACAGTCCGTCAGAAATTTATGGAAATACTACAGCCTATTTTTGAAGTAGACGAAAGTATTTTTAGTAGAGAGTTTAGATTAAGCCCTGACATTAACGAACAATTAACTGCAGTCCTTCAAGGTAAAAAGGTATATGGTAAAGACAGTACACCAATCAGTAAAGTTGTTTTAGATGCAGGACAAAAGCTTAGAAACTTAGATACAGATATCTATAGAGATGCTATGGATGCTGGATTAAACGTAAGGTTTATTAAGAATCACGTACCTAGATATTATTTAAGAGAAGGTCTTATTGAAAACAAAGATATCTTTATTAAAGAACTTATTGATAAAGGTGAAGTCACACCTATTGCTCAAGACTTTGTTGATGAGATAGCTCGTAGACCTGAGCTACAAAGAACTGTTACAATTACAATGCCGGAAGCTGATGGAACTGGGTCTAGGCAAGTGCCTTTTCATAAAGTTTATTCTTCGTTCCCTGAAGAAATGCAAGAGATAAGGATAGTAGAAATACAAAGAAACTACCCACAACTTGCAAAAGATATTCAAGATCGTAAAGCTTTAGAGATTTATGAAAGCATGATTGATCAAGCTAACGTTGATATGACTTATGATGTTAAAAGTGGTGGAGGCAGAGGTAACTTTAACAGCAGGGCTTTTGATAAGATAAGTGATGAGTTTTTAATAGACAATGGTATTATTGAAGGCGATATGATGAGAGCTTTTCAAGGATACTTTAATAGATCATTACCTATTATTACTAGAACTAAAAGACTTGGGTATAACTTAGATGACTTTAGAGCTAGATATTCTGATAAAATTAAAGATGAGTTAGAGTATAAATTAGATTCTAAAGGTAATCTGTTAAAAGATGATAAAGGTTTAAATATTAAAAGAGATACACCTTTAAAATTATCACAACAAGATAGAAAATATTTAGATGATCTATATATGTATACCACAGGTAAAGGTCTGAATGGTAGTGGTATTATTGCTGAACAAGTTGTACCACATATGCAGCTTATAAATGCAACAGCCTATCTACCTCTTGCAACTGTATCTAGTTTAACTGAGTTAGCTTTACCACTAGCAAGAGCCAATGTAAAACAATACGCTTCTGAAGTTGGTAAACCTGCTAGAGAATTAACAGATGCTATGGTTAATAAAACTAAGCTGATGTTTAATCAACAAGTAGATGAGCTTAGAGGACTTGGCTTAACTGGTGATGAGATTGACAGAGAGTTTAGACTGTTTGGATTTGCTGTAGAGCAATCAGGAAGAGAAAGAGTTTTATCCTTAAGTGGTGAGAGTATATCTGATGCTAAATTCTTTGGAGTTGGTCCTAAGATTACAACATTACAAGATGGCTTCTATAAGTTTAACATGCTTAGAGACTGGACAGCCAGTGTAGAACGTACATCTTTTGTAATAGGTAAAAGAATTATAGCAGATGCTGCTGAAGAGTTATCTAAGGGTGGACTTAAAGCTTCTAAAGAATTAAGACTAAGAGAACAATTAGTAGAGCTTGGTATTAACCCTGAAGATGCTATTAAGTGGTATAGAAATGGCTCTAAGAAATATGGTAAAGCAAATAAAAGAACCCGTACTTATGAAAGAATGTCAGACGGTAGAGTCTATGACCCTTTCTATTATCAACTACTAGAAGGAGCTACATCTTTTACTAACGAAGTTATTTTAAACCCTAGTGCTGCTAGTGCTCTAAAGCCTAAGATGTACACACATCCTCAAGCAAAGTTATTGTTTCAGTTTTTAAGTTATCCTTCTGCTTTTTCTAATACTGTATTAAAGAAAGGTATTCAAAGAAGTACTAGAAGCATGGCTCGTGGTGATCTTACTAACCCTGCTAAGTTACTTTCTACGTTTGCAATCATGGCTACAGCAGCTATGTACTTAAACAATCTTAGAAGTTCAGGTAAAGAATTTGAAAAGTCTACAGATGAAATCTTTTTAAATGCTTGGTCTAGAACTGGAGTAACTGGAGTTTTTGATACAGTTAACAGAGTTGCTAAAAATATTCAATACGGTGGTCGAGGAGTTCCTACTGTGCTTGCTAAAGCTATTGGAGGTCCAACTGTTAGTGATGTAATTGAAATGTTCCAGTTTAATAGAGGCTTAACAGAAACCTTCTCTAGAAAAATACCAGTTATTAATCAGATTTTAAGAACCGGTATTATTCCTGAAGGTGAAGACGTACCTAAGATTTTACAACAAGCAGCCAGAGAATTTGATAAAGATACTTACCAAGTATTAGAAGATGCGTTTGTAGCTATAGGATTAGTTCCTGAAAAAGTAACAACAGAACCTACTACTGCTAGACCTGATATTGTAGAACCTGAAAGAATTAAAAGAGATAGAGGTGGTAGAGTTTATGCTAACATACCCGGGGTTAAGCCAGAACCAGAAGACACTAAAGTTCGTGGTATGCCTTATACCTTTAAAGAACTAGCAGGTTTTATTGTTGAAGACGATGAAGATAGATTAGGCTTTGCAGTTGGTGGTGTTGTTGGTTCAGTGGCTAGTAAAGGATTTTCTAAGTTTATGCAAAAGTTTTTTAGGAGTAACTTAAAAGGCTCTAAGCATACAGAGTTACATAGTATATTCGATGAGCAAACTAAGAACCTTGATAAGATATTTTCTATTAGGACAGACGAAAGTAAAGTTAAACTTAATAACGTAGATGAAGTAGCCAAGAATATTAAAGGCTCTAAAGTACAAAAGGATGTTTACTTAAACTATACAGGTGATGATGTTAAAGATATCATGACCTATCAGTACTTTGATATGAACACAGCAGGTGTACCTGTTTCAACCAAGCCTGTAGCAAAAGGATACAAGGCAAAAGTTGCAATTAAGAATCCTTTAGAAATTACTGGTAGTAATAAAGCTATTAATGTTAATACTCTTGCTAATGATAAAGCCTTAAAAATGTTATTCCTTGATAAAGTTAAATCAAGATCACATGAGTATGGAAAGTTTGATAGTGATTTAGAAGGATTGTTTAAAGACTTTGATAGAGTTAAACAAAAGTTTGCTGATGAAGAAGTAGTAGACATGACTGATAGAAAGATTGCAACTTCATTCTTTAATACACAACTATTTAATATCTTAGAGAAAGCAGGATTTGATAGTATTAAACAAGGCGATACTTACTTAATACCTAACATTAAAAAACTTTTCATGACTGAACGAGTTTCTAAAGAAGGTGATCTCGAGAAAGTTATGTTTGATCTTGATAAAAAGAATGAGGAAATTAATGAAAGAATTAATAAACTTGTGTCTGTATGGTGGTCTAAACAAGATGAAGCCACCCAAGAAGCGTATAACGAACTTGTTGAAAAGTCTGTAAGAAATAAAGACGTGTCAATTGAAGAGTATTCTAAAATCACAGAACAACTTCAAAACGATCCTGTTATGAAAAAGTTTTATAATGATGTTCCTGAAGCTGCAAGATTAAGAGACCAATTAGAAACAGTAACAGATAATGAATTAAATTTAATGATGGAAGATATAAAACCATATGAGGCTCAAGCTACTAAAGTTACTGATATTGGGATGAAAACAAAAAGCATTGACGAACAAGAATATGATAAAGTAACAGAAGCTGTACTTCAAGTTGAAGCTGAAGCAGAAAGGTTAATTGATATTATGGGTGGTCCGAAAACAGGTAAAGAATTAGAAGATTCAATTAACAGAGCTTCTACAAATATTACTAAAAAATTAAAACAAACAGGAATGCCTGAACTTGAAATAGCTAGATTAATAAGAAATGCTATTAAAGAAAATCCCGACAACGAAATGTTTTGGGCTGCCGATGATAAACTATATAAAGCTATGGCAGATACGGTGTCTGATAAAGAACTAATGACTCCTGCTGAACAAGCTAACTGGAACTTTGATGAGTTTGGGAATCGAACAACTAAGAAAGAACCAACTTTAGAGGCTGTTTTAAATAGAGAAGAGTCCACTAAAGATTCTGAATTAGGAGAATTAATAACAGAATTTGATAGACTGACTCAAATTCGAGAAACAATGGTAGCAAATAGACTTGCTAAATTATCTGACCAAGATAAAATAAAACGTCAAGAGTTATTAGATGAGTTTTTTGGTACAGAAGCAAAGCAAGGTGAAGATGGTTTATGGGCAATAGAAAACAACCTAGGTCGTAAAATTCTTACTAAGCTAGAAAACCAAGGGATTGAAGTACAGATAAACAGTGCAAAAAATAGAATAATCCCAGAAGAAGCAAAAACCCCAGAATATAAAAAAGTAGAAAAAAGAATAAAAGAAATTAATAAAATACTGGAAGAAGACTTTGGTGAGTATATTGAAACATATGGAGAAGGGATTCTTGGACAGCCCACAGGTGTAACAAAAACAGAGTATGACTTAATAACATAATGTATAAGTACTTCAAAGACTCAGAGTTAGCTTGTAAACATACAGGTGAGAATGGTATGGATATTGCATTTATGAAAGTAATTGAAGACATCCGAGAAGAATGTGGATTTCCTTTTAGAGTTAGTAGTGCGTATCGACACCCTACTCATCCTATAGAAGCTGCTAAATCTAAACCCGGTGCTCATGCTTCAGGTAAAGCTTTAGACATACTTGTCAGTATGGAACAAGCACATAAGTTAGTAGAAGTAGCATACAAACATGGTATTATTAGAATTGGAATTGCACAAAAAGGTCCTGTTGGCTCTCGTTTTATTCATTTGGATATGGATGAATCTCGCCCCAGACCCCGGATTTGGTCGTACTAATTATGCTACTATACACAGAGAAACAATTAGACAAAGCTTATAGAATAGACTGTAAAGCTCGTGCTAAATGTAACGAGCCTTGGGTTCAACGTGAAGACTTTAGACCTTTGTATGAAGACTTGCTTGAGTCTTATATGATTGCATACAGTGAAGATAATATACTAGGTGCTGACATACCTGAGTATTTAATAGACTCTGTAAACGATTTGCTTGAATCAACTTTAACCATAGAACCATGAAAGTATTAGATGTATTAACAGGTCCTTTAGCAGACATTCTTGATAAGTTTGTATCTGATAAAGACTTAAAAACAAAACTAAACCACGAGCTAGAGTTAGAACTTCACAGGGCTAACGTAGCTCAGTTAGAAATTAATAAAGTAGAAGCAGCCCACAAGTCAATCTTTGTGGCTGGATGGAGACCTGCATGTGCATGGATGTGTACATTCGCACTGGGCTATCACTTTATCTTACAACCAATTATAGTTTTTTTATTTGCTATCTCAGGAGAAACGATACCACTTCCTGAGTTTGACATGAACGCTTTACTAACGATTCTTTTAGGAATGTTAGGTCTAGGTGGTATGCGTAGCTTTGAAAAAAGCAAAGGCGTAAACAGAGATTAACAATGACTAGAAGGTCTCTTAATCAAAATTTTTTTCTACCAATAATTATATTAAGTTTATTGACGTTATCGTATTTAACTTAATAATCTTGCATTCAAATGAGCTTCAATCTCATTGTGAATCTTATCTAACTTAGCTGTAGCTTCTCTTAAAACAATTGTTAAAGTATTAAATTCTTCTTTACTTAAATAATCTTTCAAGGCTGTGATGTCTGATTTACTTCTTTCTGTAACTAGCTTACCTGTTCTGTCATAAAACAATTCATATGCTAAAAGCCTAGCTTCTGTACGTTTAGTTCTCATCACCAATCCTTGCAAAACTTATCTTATCCTGTCTACCACGTAGTCCTGCTTTCATGTAAGAAGTAGCACGACCTTCAAAGAAGTTCTGATGTTCAACACCCATCACTTCATCCAACCAACCAAGAGGATTCTCACGTTGGTCATAGTTTGTTTTAAGACCAAGCTGTAACAATCTTCTATCAGCTATGTATCTATTGTAAGCATACATATCTTTCTTGGTAAGACCTTCAAGGTCTCCCATATCAAACACTAAGTCTAAGAACTTGTCTTCTAGTGTTACCATTTGTCTACAAATCTCATAGAGTTCTGCTTTAAAATCATCTGTCCAAATATCTAAGTTCTCTTGTATAAATTCTCTGAACAACTTAGTCATAGCTTCAACGTGCATAGACTCATCACGTATAGAGTAGGTAACTATTTGTCCCATACCTTTCATCTTACCAAACCTTGGAAAGTTTAACAAGATTGCAAAGCTACTAAACAACTGTAGTCCTTCTGTAAAAGCTGAATAGACTGCTAAAGTTTTTGCAATACTCTTCTTATCTTTCTTAATGGTCTTAATGTTATGTACGTACTCGTGTTTATCAGCCATCTGTTCGTACTCTGAAAAAGCTTTGTACTCTATCTCAGGCATACCAACTGTATCTAATAACAAACTGTATGCATGTTGATGGATAGACTCCATGTTGGCAAACGACCCCATCATCATTCTAGCTTCAGGCTTTCTAAAGATACGCATGTATCTATCAACGTAACCTGCACCAACATCTACATCAGATTGAGTAAACAATCTAAAGATTTGTGTCAGTAAATTCTTTTCTTTTGAATCTAACTCTTGCCAATCTTTTACATCGGTATGTAAAGGTACTGACTCCGGCATCCAGTGCATTTGGTTTTGTAAAACATAGTAGTCAAACATCCAAGGGTTATCGAATGGTTTGTAGTAATCTCTTGTGTCTAATAAGCTCATCTGTTCTCCTTGTTAAATCTCTTAACTAAATATTTTAAATTTTCAATTACATATCCTGCGTAATCTTTTGTTTTTGAGAATGGGTCTTTATGTTCATCACAATAATCTAACCACATCCTACTTGTAAAGCCTGAAAACTTCTGACTAAACACATCTGTAAACTCTTCTTGTTTCATTTTGTTTCCTTTGGTAAGTATACTAAAATTTCTGAATTACATTTAGTACATTTTAAATTTGTTTCCATTTGGAAGTCTTCGCTTTCATGACTAATGTCCACGTCACCTCCCCATATTACTTTATTTCCACAGTGCCAACAATCCATAATTTATCCTTCACATGCAATACATTCAGCATCGTCTAATTTAATACGCTGAACTTTAACGTTTACATTTTCTGCATTTCTAGCAGCATTAGTTCTAAAGTAGTACAAAGACTTTAGTTTGTTCATACCATACCAGTGTACATCATTGACGTACTGCATGTACTCATCGTGTACTTCCTGTGTCTCAGTAGCCTTTGGAAGTGTAAAGAAAAGATTGACAGATTGTGCTTGACAAATAAACTCTTGACGTTTAGCTGCATGTTCTACAATCCATATTTGATCTATTTCATTAGCAGTCTTAAACAATTCTTTTTCTTCATCAGTAAGAATATCTAAGTGCTGTACTGAACCATCATTACCTGCAATGTCTTTCCACAATACAGTCAACTCATCTTTCTTTAATCCTTTATCTTTAAGGAGTTCTTCTAAATATTTGTTTTTAACTTGGTAAGAACCTGAGAGAGTTTTGTGCGTATAAACGTTAGCACGATAAGGCTCAATCGAAGGAGATGTCCCACCACAAATAATACTAGAGCTGGCATTAGGAGCAACAGCCAAAAGATGAGCATTCCTCCTCCCACTACCACTGATATCAGGTGCTTCTCCACGTTGGTCAGCAAGTTTTTCAGAAGCTCGTTGTGCTTTCGTTTTAATATATTTAAATGCTTTATAGTTGAAGCCCGTAGCATAGATACCTTCAAAAGGAATGTTGCGTGATTGGAGATACGAATGGAAGCCCATCGCACCGAGACCCAACGACCTTTCTCTATAAGCAGAGTAGGCAGATTTAGTAAACCCTTCCCTACCTTCTTTAATATGTTTTTGAAATCTTTTAAAATTTGCATTATATTCTCCTAAGTTATCTGTGTCAACAGCATGGTCAATATAATGTTGAAGCACGTTGTCGAGCATGGTAATTAAATCTTCAATGAACATTGGATTTTCTGACCATTCATCAAAGTATTCTAAGTTAACAGAAGATAAACAACATACTGCTGTTCGTTCTTCGTTAGTGGGTAAAGTAATCTCAGAACAAAGATTGCTCTGTTTGATTTCTAAACCTAAATCTTTTTGTTCTTTTGGTAAAGCATCATTACATGTATCTATGTTTACCATGTAAGGCTCACCTGTTTCTGCTCTAGCATTAATGATCTGCCACCATAAGTCTCTAGCATTAACAGTCTTAGTAGGCTCATTAGTTTTAGGGTCAATCAATCTAAAGTCTGCGTCTTCTTCAACAGCTTTCAAGAACTCATTGGTAATGTTAATACCGTTATGAAGATTGAGGTTCTTACGATTGATATCACCACCGGATTCTTTACGCATGTTAATGAACTCTTCAATCTCCGGATGAGATATGTCCATGTATGCAGCATAAGAACCACGTCTTGTTACACCTTGGTTAAAGGCTAACATCTGTGAATCTACTACATGTATAAAGGGGATTGAACCAGTAGACTTACTACCGTGAGTAGTAGATATACCATTACTACGGATATCTCCCCAATATCCACCAATACCTCCACCTGAACTCGCCAACCATATATTTTCATTGTAATGAGAAGATAGCCCGTCACGACTGTCAGGTACATAATTGAGGAAACAGCTAATAGGAAGCCCACGACTGGTTCCCCCGTTACTAAGTATAGGGGTGCTAAACATAAACCAACAAGAGGAACTGTAGTGATAAAGTCGCTGAGCCAATTCAAAATCTGTTTGACCTTTGTAGGTTGCTCCGAAGACGGAGGCTCTTGCGAAAGCTTCTTGTGCATGTGTTTCATTCTCCCATAAATATCTATCTTTTAATGTATCAAGACTAAACTTATCTAGTAGTCTTTCATTACTGTAATTAATTTTTATACCAAGATAATCCTTGATACCGACTTTATCTTCAACCATTATTTGATTCCTTGTTGTGTATGTCAAGCATAATTATACCATAATGTAAGATTTTAAGCAAGTCTTTTTTGTTCTTTCCTGCTTTATTTCCATAACGTTTTGCATACTTCATAATGTTACCCATGCAAAAACCTTCACCATGACCTGAGTCAATGATCACATCGGTTGCTTGGTACTTATCAGAAGCGTAGTGCTCACCGTATGTACCATCAATATATTCTTTTAATTCAATTATATGTCTTCGTTCATTAAATTTATAATCAATCTGTTCTGTCATTTTTCCATTCCTTCGGTAACGTTTCTTCACTGTACCATCTAAAGTTATTTGTTTCAGCCCATTCAGCATGGGTTCTTTTTGTGCCATTTAATCTTACTTTAGCTCCCGGCATTGGAGATAAAGGCTTTTGAAATAAAAACACCAGCTCAGTATTTTCAGGTAAAACTTTTCTAATATGAATATACTTACTGTACTCAGCATGGTCCCAAAATCTACCCTTTGCTTCTAGTAATATTATCTTACCATCAAACTCTTTGACAAAGTCAGGTTCGTATTTGTGTTCAACAACATATTGTATGACATCCCAGTGGTGTTTCCAATCTTTTAAAATACCTAAGTGAATGTCATACTCCCATCGACTGTCATACCCTTTAGGTACGTTAATCTTTTTAGGTCTTGGTTTTCTTGGTACTCTTCTAGCCATTGATAAACCTATGAGTAATCTCATTTACCTTGGGTTCCCTTACAGTTTTAGTAAGATAGGTTAGACCTTTAGAGTATTCAAAGACTCTTAAACCTTTACCATCGTTAGAATCTTTATGACATTCAAACTTATGGTGACACCACGAACAACCTCTAGGAAGTTTAAAGTTTCCTGATGTACCTTCAGCTATAGGTTGGTAACAAAAATCAGGTAAAGTCTTACCTTTAATTTCTGATTTAAGTTTAGTAATCCTTGCTTTGATATTAGGCTTGTCAAGTTCTTGAGGTTGGAACAAAGCTAGTTCTCCTGTCTCTTTATTAATTGCTAAGAACCCACCGTTACTTGTACCTTCTGCTTCTTCATATCCTGCAAGCTGAGCCATGTATCCGAAAGGGTCGTCTTCTGCTAGAGTACCATTCTTAAACTTTTGAAATGCATAATTAGATGCTGACTTAATATCAATTACTTCACCATCAATCTTACAATCCATGTGTCCTAGTATACCATTGACTTTAATTTCTTTTTGTTCATCAGTAACTGTATGTCCACCAAGCTCTGTTAAAAACAACACAACTCTTTCAAGTATATGTCCATATAAAAACTTAATCATAGTCGGAGCATTGATACCTTTGGCTTCTCGTTCTGAGTTCATATCAAACCACAGTTGTCTGTTAGGCTTTCCAACATTAGACATTCTAAGTGTAGGTTTCTTATTAGCTCTTGGAGTTATCCAATCAACTAATGCTTGCTTCATAAACTCAGCAAATTTATCCAAGTCTTCTTCACTAACATCAATAGCTTCACCTCTTCCAAGTATCTCAACTTTTTCATAGATGTCTGCAATCAACGTATCAAGCTGTTTGTTTTTCTTCATGAGTTTCCTCTGTTAGATTGTTTATTATTTGAATAGCATCTGTAATTGTCAACTTAAACCATTCACCGTTTCTTTCTTTTGCTTTCTTTTCACAAAGTTTATGAGCTTCGAGTTCAGCCTTTCTTCTATTTTTAAAAAACTTTTTATACTTTAATTCATAATCTCTGTGAGGACTAGATGTTTGATAACCATTTAATCTATCTTCAGCATCAATTGCCATACCAATTTTAACCCAACCCTTCCAAGCTTTGTTAGTTAAAACATACACTTGACCTTCTTTGGTTGATTTATATTGAGCAAGAGAAGCGAAAGCTGCATCTTCAAAAGTTTTATAGTTACCTGCTTTATGTAATGGATGGCTAGTGGAAATATGTTTCCCATTAACAAACATCCTGTTACTGTTTCTTTGTGTATGCTTTGGATTTGTTTTCCAACATTCAATACATACCTGAATATTTTTTTCTTTTCTTGAAGGGTACCAGTTCTCATCTGTTAACTCAGTACCACAATCTTTACAATTAATGTGTTTCATCCCAAGACCTCCCAACCTTGAATTCTCCATCTAAAGGACATCTCATATTAAAATGTTCTGCTGCATCAATGATAGCTTGAACAGCAAGTTGTCCTACTTTATTAGCTTGACATTCTCTTACTTCTATTTGCCATTCGTCATGAATGTTTGCAACAAACTTATAAGGAATCTCAGTAAGGCTTAGTCGTTTGTCAAGTAACTCTAAACCTTTCTTCATTACAATAGCACCACCACCTTGAAGTAAACTATTTAAAGCAGCGTGTTCACTTCGGATATAAATCTTACGACCATCTAATCCTTTAAGGAATCCTCGTTTAGCTGCTCGTTGTACTTTTTCCTTAAGAGTTTTAAGTGCTGGTAAGTTGGTAAGAAAACGTTCTTTAAGTTCTTTGCCCTGCTTTCTTGAACCTCCAACCACGCTTCCAATCTTTTCATCTCCTGCTCCGTAGACAAGGGCATAGATGAAAGTCTTTGCTGTATCTCTTGATTCAAGTCCTGCAAGGTTTTGATTAGTCGTGTGTATGTCTCCATTGACAACTTCATTTATATACTCCTCATCGTTCATGTAATGTGCTAACATACGAAGTTCTAGTCCTGAAGCATCAACTCCAACTAAAACATTCCCGTCTTCTACAGTCCAACAAGCTCTACATTCTTGACCGAAGGGACTGTAAACAGCCGGTACTTGAGCAACATTAGGATGATTGTGAGACATACGACCAGTGATAGTTCCGTTAGGAATAACTGAACCATGTACTCTACCATCTTCTTCTAAAGCATCTAACCAAGATTGTATCTGAGCAATACGCTTTTGATACAACAAGAAGTCTGCAATAAGTTTAGCTTCATGTATGTGGGTAATCTTTTTAAGAGTCCCTTCATCTACAATCGGCTGACCTGTTGGTGTGAAACGTTTAGGTTCCCAACCAAACTCCATTAAGTACTCACCTATTTGTTTACGACTGCCAAGATTAAACTCTTGTAGTTCTTGTCGCATAAAAGGTTTATGATTACCTGTATCAATACATTGTTTGTATTCATCAACAGTTAGTCCTGACTTAGATAGCTGTCCATCTTTCTTAAACTTAGGTGTTACCCATTTAACATCAACCATCCTAGGTTTAAAAGTACGTTGAACTTCATCAGTAACTTCGTACATCTTATCTTTAAGTTTAGCAAGTAACATGGTAGCTTGCTTCTCGTTGAAAGCAAACCCATTGTTTTCTTGGTCGGATATTACTTTAGCTACTGCATGTTCAAGAGCAATAGATTGATCACTAAAACCTGTCTGTTCTTTTAATAAAGCAAGGTAAACTAATTCGTTCAACCTTACATCATTACAACAATACTCAAGCATCTGTGGTGTGTACTCATCAAAGTCTATAGGTTGTTCTTGTTTAGCAAAGCCAACACGATAACCCCATGTCTTTAAACTATGACCGTTCTCACGGATAGGTTTAAATAATCTAGACATCACAAGAGTATCTTCAATGTTCTTGTGATAAAGATCAACACCTGTTAGTTTCTTAATAACATCAAGATCGAATCGTAAGATGTTATGTCCAACTAAAGTATCAGCTTGTTTTAAAAACTCAATCCCTTCTTTAAGTTTATGAGGTGGGAACTTATGAATTTCTCCATCGAGTTCTTTTGCTACAATACAATGTAGTTTAGTTGGTTTAAGACCATCACATTCTATGTCAAATATAATTTTAGAATTCTGTGTTGTCAAAAGTTTCCTCCTCTGATACTTCAAATAATCTACCAGTGTCGTTGTTATATCTTAAGCTACATGCCAGTCCAGTATCACCTGTGTATCTTGATTTAAGTACACGAACTTTTGTGGTGTTAGCTTCGTCTTCATTCGATGCTTGTTGATTACGTTCTAATGCAATCACACAATCAGATAGTTGTGCTATTCCTTGAGAGCCTTTCAAGTGTGATAACGATACTTCGATACCTTGCTCGTGTCCTTTATCACCCGATGCTCTACGCAAGTGTGATACTAATATCATGCCTACCCCTGTTTCTTCAACAAGACTACGTAATCTATTCATCAAAGAATCGATACCTCTTCTTTCATCACCTTCAGCAAGTACATTAACAAGCATGTGTAAGTGATCAACCACAACCCATTTACATTCACAGCCTACAATAATATATCTTAGCTTAGAAAATATTTCTTCGATATCAGTAGCACCTAAATGAGCATGAATATAAACACGACCACTAGGAATAACCTTATCAAATAATTCAGTGAGTTGTTCATCACTGTAGTTGTTTCTTTTCTCTGTTAGATACAGTCGATCATTTGCTTCAATGGATATGATACCATCAGCAGTTCTCAACCAGTTCTCTTCAAGAGCTACGATACCTACGTTATCTTTAGTGTTTTTGATTAGCCAATGTTCTAGCTCACGAGTCACTGAAGACTTACCAAGTCCTGTTCCACCTGTAAGAGTTACAAGCTCACCTTTCCTCAGACCATACAGTTTTTTGTTGAGTCCTTCCCAAGGATAAGCAATACTTTCTTTAACTTCTCTATGTAACCAATCGTTTCTTTGAGAAGAAAGTTCCATAATACCTGACGGTGTATAAGTCTTAGCTTCCCACCATGAGGACATAAACTCTTGGAACTTACGTTGCTTGAGCATATCGTTTGCATCCTTATAGCCGTTAGGTAATGTCATTACCTTAGCTTTTCCGGGTTTTAATATGCGTGCAACATTACGAGCTGCTTCTCTACCTGCCTTATCATTATCAAAACATAACACTACATTATCAAATGATTCAACAAACTCAATGCTTTCTCGGATATCTTTAACAGCACCCGAAGCACCTCGCTTTAGTGATACACATGCCCACTTGGATTGCATCAATTCATATGCAGCCATAGCATCACATTCACCTTCTGTAATAGTTAGATACTTACCACCAGTATTTCTAAACAGTTGCTCACCGAATAAACCAGTGCCTTCATATGTTCCTGAAAAAGCAAAGTTTTTATTTTCAATAAAGCGTGTCTTAGTACCGACAACTTCGTTACCATTAAAGAAGGGATAAATGTGTTGTGATATCTGATTGGTGGAACTAACAATCCTTCTAACACTATATTTCTTAGCAGTCTCTTCTGATATATCTCGGTCTGTTAAAGGACCAAAGCTACCAGTATAACTGTTTAAGAAAGAGGTAGTGACTTTAGGTTTAGGTGTAGTATCCACAATTTTTCCATCACACGCATCCACATAATTAGGAAAGTGTGTCTCACAGCTAAAGCAATGAGCAGACTTATCCTCATTCATAGACACAGGGTCAGAGCCACCACATGAAGGGCAGGGTAACTTATGTCGTACAAATTTACTTTGTTCTTGCATTCTATCTCCTTTAGAAAAGTGGCTAGGCTTTTACACCTAGCCGGTTTTAAATTACTTGGCAGGTTTTTTACCACCAACCCAAGCTTCATTAGTGTCGGGTGTTTCAGGGTCGTCTGCTACAAACTTACCTTCTTCATCCCTAGCCCTTTCAGGCTCAACTATAGCTTCGTCTCTACCCTTAAGCAACTCTTCTAAGTTAGCTCTGTGGGTACGACTAGCAAAGTCTAAGGCTTCAATGACAACCTGTAGGTTGCCAACCTTTTGCACAATCACAGTAGCTTCCTGCTTCGTCTGTTCATCTGCAATATTATTGATGTCGAAGTTTGTTTCTCCGTCATCATTTTTAATAGTGATGATCATTAGAATTCCTCCCCATCAGAAAAGAATTCATCACCATCACCGTTCTTGTATTCAACAAGATTAACAATTTGAACAGCTTGTAAGTCGAGACCTTTCCCTTGCTTACCAGCGTACTCCCAATCGTACTCATTGAATTGAACTCTCACTTGAGAGCCATTACCAACAGCAGTGCTGACTTCTTGCTTGTCCTTATCAAACAATCTAGGTGCAGGTCTTACCATTCCTTTCGGACCATTTACCTTTCGTTTCATAATTAAAGCAGGACCTTCATCCATCTGCTTTACAGTGTGTCCACGAGATGCAAAATCATTTGCAGTCTCATTATCAACCACTAGGTTGACAGTATACACTGGTTCAAAAGTCGTATTGGGTGTAGTTATACTTGCCCAGTACGCAGTTCCTTCTAATATAGCCATATGCGTTTCCTCCTTTTATAGCTTTGTTGTGAAGTTGGAAGGGTTGTGAGTAGCTACCCTAAAAGCTACAGCATTAGCTGCACCAAACCATCTGTTCAATTGGAGATAGAGGGCTTGATATGTTTGGTTACTCATTGTGATACAGAGTATAACAGAATCAATCTCGAATGTCAAGCAAAATATCTTCCATTGTTATAACAGGGTTCTCAAATAAAGTGACCAGGAATTTTTCTCCTTCCTTTTTCACCTCGTAAGTAGCCTTGTTATCATAGAAAGATTCATAGTTAGCTGAAACATAAGCTTCAAACCTTCTGAGTTCATCTCTGTCAAAGATAGCTGTCTCTCCTTCAGCCATCATCCTTTCGTATATGTAGTTCATGCAACCTCCTGTGTTGTCCACCATATAGGCTTAGTTCTATTGCGTTCCCATTTGGCATAGTGTTTTTCGTTAATGCAGTAATCACGATAAGCAGTGATAGCATCCTCATTCTTATACTCCTCAGGCATAGCCTGTGCTAGTGGTGTCATGCTTGTATGTGTAATGTTGTCAGGCATTTTACTTAACGGGTCTTCTAGCTTTACAACACTTGCATGTTTCCTACCATATCTATACTCATACTCTGAACCTAATGCTAAGAAGTGTCGGTACAACCATGAGTAGTTAGAGCTAGATTCTCTAGCCCATATAGTACATGGGTGATTCTTGTAGGCTTCTTTGTACAAACCATTAGCATCTGCATACTCATCACCATCTAACAACCTATGTGCTGTACATAACATCTGTGCTGTTTCAAGTGGCATCTTGACTAACATCTTATCAGGCTGTGCTTCTGCTGATATGGTAGGACATTCATCAAAATAAAATATGTTCATTCGTTTTCCTCATCATCATCGTCATCGTCTGTTAAGACTTCAAGATGACTATCTAACCAAGCCTTGTCTATACCTTGACTGGCTAGTTTATCTTTTAGTAATTTTTCTATATCATTCATTTACCTTGCCCTCTATATTTTTTTAAGTTGGCTTTCTTATTCTTGTTCATAGTAGAGGTGCCAACATTACCTCTACCTTGACTGGTCTTCTTGCCCCTTTGTTTGGTAGCAGAAGTATAACTTGTTTTAGTCCACGTCTTCGCCATAATACTCCTCTATATTTTTCTTACGCTTATCGTTAAACTCTGTAACTCTTCTACCCGAAACATAATCAGTTGTACTCTCTGTCCATTTACCATCATTGATTCTTATGTCAATATATTTTACTTGATTATCTTCAGCTTCTTTTTTTAATATTTCTTTTTGCTGTTCAACAGCTTCATAAAACTCAGTCATTGTTTATCTCCCTTTGTTTTTTAAGTTCCATCAACTCATCCCATTTGTAAAACTTCTGTGTCTCTGCATCCCAAAAGTTTCCACGCTGTGCAGTAGTTGGGTAATGTGGTTCTATCTTTTCCTCATCTACCAAGTACATGTACAAAACTGTTGTCGTTAATAAGGTGACAACACCTACTACTATTAATATAAATTCCATTTTAATTTTTATTCCTCAGTTCTTTAATAATTATTTCTTCATTATTTATTACACCACGCAACTGTCTTAACTCTTCTAATGCAGAGTTATCAAAGTCCCAAGTCTCGTTTGTTTTAACGTGGGTGATTTTATAAATATTAGAAACATCTTCAAAACTAATCATGCTATCAAGTGCTTCAATCGGAGAAGCACAATAGCTTTTTAAAGTTTCAATGCTTCCATCTTTTTTTACTTCAACTAAATATTCATCCATTAACTTTCTCCTAGGTTTAATAGTTCTTGTAAGGTACTGATATCAGGATGTTTTTTAAGTATCTTTAACACCCACTTATCAGACATGTAAGATAAAGTTGTTGACTCTAATCCTTTGACATGAGTATCGGGTGGCATCATGGCAGTAATATTTTCTAATGTAATTTTCTTAGCTTCCTCTTCAGAAACTAAAGACTTCATCCATTCAAGTTGAAACTGTTTAACTTTTTTTCTTAACTGCTTTACTTGTTTACTGTTCATAATAAAGCTTTGAACTCCATGTATGGTTCTTCAACATATCCTTTAGGTTTGAACTCTATCAGTGATGATACTTTCATGAGGTCAAGAGTTGTAGCTGTTGACTCTCCTTTATCATCATGAGCCATGATCAATCCTTTACCTGCAAAAGTTCCAAGACCTTTGTATTCAAAGTATCTTTGATTGCCTTGATAAACTAACAGTCCTTCATCATCTAAAAACAAATCATTGTCTTCATCAATCATCTGAACTGTAAAGGTACTACACCCAATAAGGTCATAGATTTCTCTATAGTCCCCACCATATACTGCTTCTTTAACTGTCTCGTCAAATGGATTTACTAAAATTACTCGCACTTTTTATCTCCTTAAATTTAACTCCAAGCAGTTTGTGTATCCTGTCCTCAAATAAGCTGACTTGATCTATCACTGCTTCTTGTTCTTTTGTTGTCATGGTTTCCCAATCATTTATAAAGTCTAATGGATTATGTTTCAACCCATCAAACACCTTCATCAAATAATCTGATATAGTGTGTTTAGCTTTTACTTTTGCTGTCACCTTAATCTTGTTGTATTGTATCATAAAAGTTTTCCTTAGTCAATAGACACATACTTAAAAGGTCTAACAGACATCATGTTTTCCATGAAAAATTGTCTGTAATCCCCATCAGTATTAATACAACCACCTACTAATATATCATCATCAGAGTTGTATTTAATATCTGATACAGTCAATAGCATTCGTTGTTGGTGCTCACCTGTTTCAATCTTGTGGTACTTAAACATTAAACCATAGCCATTAAAGAATGCTTTGCCTACAGCTTTTTCTATCATTGTATATTCTTTATCCATCAGTTAGTTCCTCCAATTTATCTTGTAGTTCTTGAATAGTATCTTGTAAGTCTTCAACAGTTTCTTTTAACTCAACAACCTCTGCATTCAAATCTATGATATCGTCTTGTGCATTATCAATACAAGACTCTACATCTTCTTGTCTAAAGGTTAAGTCTCCAATCCTATCATGTATTTTATCATCTAACTTTTCTATACTATCATGAAGTTCCTCGAACTTTCTATCCATTTCAACTTCAGCTATCTCTGCATCAGTTGCTTGTAAGTGTTTGTTCACTGTCATTAGTTTACTCCTACGATTAAATCGTTTTCAATTTTAACTTCGGCAAAGAACTCACGAGTTCCTGTACCTCTTGGGTCATGGGGTCTATTACACCCTATAATTTTACCATCACTTACATATTCGTCTCCGAACATAGAAGTTTCTGTGTATTTTAAAGGTTCACCTATGTGTTCCTTCATTTGTTTTTTACTTTCGTAATTAAATATCATCATGCTACTGTCCTCGCATTTATTAAATCAATTACAAAGCCTGAAGTATCCTTCTTGGCTTCACCCTTTTCGATAAGTCCTACCACCACTTGAGTTTCATCTAAGAATCTCATGTCATGTTTGTCCCCATCAATTACTTTCAAACCCTTGAACATTTTAGGTAGAGCATCACGAAAGACTACTGCTATGTTGTTCGATACTTTGTCGAACAGAGTAGCATACTTATCATTGGCTTCGGAATAACTCCAAGTCAAATGATAATTAGGTATGTGCTCTACCTTCCTAGTTGGGATTTTTGTATAGTCATAAAACTGTATCTGTGGGAACATGGCAAAGATGTTTTCATGTCCATCAACCTCTATAGTTTCCCACTGAATATCACTTGTACCATTAAGACGTAGGGCAGGTTTTTTACCCAACCTATCACATTCCTTTAGGAATTTATTTACGTCTTGTACAAGCTGTCTCATGAACTCCTGTGGCTCATTTAGAAACAGTAAAGATTTTTTAATTCTTGACTGCTGAACATTAGAGAATTTACCCATCCCTGCTGTGTTCAAACAAGGCACATTACACTTGGCAACTTTAGCATAAGGACATAGAGTTCTCTTGCCATCTGCTAAATCATCAGGTGCTAAATATATTATTCGACTAAACCATTCATCAGATAGCTTGTTGCTCTTTTCAATCTTGGTACTACCACTAGATAGCAAATTATATTTAGGCATTGTCTTTCATCTCCTTTGATAATTTTTGTAGTTTAACTACAAGGTTTTTGTTATGCTCGTCTCTTGCAAACTCATAGTCTTGAGTCGACATAGCTTGACTACAATGCTGAGATAGAAACTCAATCATTGCTGTCGGTACAGGTGTATGAATATTTTCATAACAATAGTCTAGGCAATCAGCTTCTAAGTCTGGTCGACTATCAAGTACCCATAGTTCATGCACATTATCTCTTAAGTTGTCCATAATAACATCGTTGTTTTCATTACTCATACTTCTACTCCTGCTTCTCTAAGCAAATCTTCAAATTGATCTAAGACTTTTTGTTTCGAGCCTTTCAATCCGAAAGTATCTTTGACCATCTTATAGCAAGAGACTCCTCTTGTCAAGCGTAGTCCTTGTATCTCTAATTTAAGACCAGACCTCATGGTCAAGTACCTAGCCATTTGAATTTGTTCGGGTGTATCTAACATCAAGCTCATATTTATCTCCTAAAAATTAAGTGGTAGTTTTTTATGTAGGACTACCAACCTACACCTAATCATATTTTATACTCATACTCTAGGTACTGATGAGTCTTGTCCTTCTCCTCTTTAGTTCCACGACTGTTGCAACAATCATTGTGAAACTCGCAGATAGTTCCTCGGACAAATTATACTACGAACTAAACTCTGTAGTCAACTCCTCAATAAGTTTGTAGACATCAAAGTCTCCACTTATCGTTTGCAGTCTGAGTTTAGTAGATAACTCACGCTTGGTGCTGTGAGGTAAGTTCCAAACTAACTCATAAGTAGGAACTCCGAATCCATAACTAACACCCTGTAATTTAATACCTTGGTTGTCATAGTAAAGAGCTGTCTCAAACCCATTAGCTTCTTGAAATGATTTAACTAAAGCTTCGAGTTCTTTTTGGTCAGCTTTAATATTTTCTTCAAGTTTTTTGTATTGGTCTACAAGTTTTGAAATTACTTCAATCCTTGCTTCAATTACACTTTGAATAGATTGAACATCATCACGAGCTTTGAACTTATCAAGTTCAGTAGCTTCAATTTTTTCTACAACCTGCTCTATGATTAGGTCTTGGTCTTTTACTCTCATCTGTGCCATAATATATCTCCATAAATATTAGCGTTAAAATAATGGTAGTTTTTAGGTGCGAAAGATAACTACCAACTTCCTCATTAGCACCATCAACATAGATACGCTATGTGCTAGGCTGTGATAGACATGGGAGTACCATATCTAATACGATTCCAAAGTCTTCCTAGAAAAGAAGTCTCTGAATAATATTGAATAGCATCAATAGTATCCAAAGTATCTTGGACATCAAGATTAGAAGCTACCTCAAGTATTTGCATACCTGTGTTTGCTTTAGTTACAGGTATCTTCTGAGCAAAGTACAAGGCATTACTCTCATGCACTTGATCTTTTTGCTTGTAGACTGATACCTTACCATTGTGAAAAGAATTAAAAGTACGACCTGTGTCAGCACCAAATCTATTCTTTTCTGATCTAACTCTTACAATATTAGCACCAAATTTATGTGCTTGATCCCATACTGCTTGAATTGTAGGTGATGCATTACGAATGCTTTCAGTAGTCTCGCTACCATTTCTGCTGTATATCAATTTTGACATAGTTACTATCTCCATAGTTATTATAGTTCCTTAGAACTAAAGGTTAATAAAAGTGCTAGTTAGTTTGTACCCATCAACTAGCAAGTGGGAATTTACACATACAATCGCAATGATGTCTGTATGGTTCGGGGGAGTTTCATGCAGGTTATCTTTAAACTTTATTTACGCTGGTGTTTCTCCATATCCCTTGACAAATAGTTATATTATTTTATCTGATATTTATCAGCTCTTTTACTAATTGTCCTGTGTTCTGCTGGGGTCATTATACCGAGGCACTTGCCCCGAAGCAACCCATTATATCTTAACTATATAATTTATTTATAAAGTCTGAGCCTCCGTCTCTTTTAATTTCTTCTTCCAATAACCATTCATCAATGTCTTTTTCAGAAGCAATAACATTTTCTTTAGGCTCTATAGTTGATTCTATAAAGTCTACAATATCAAAGTGATCTTTATTTTCCATAAGTTTCTCCTATTAAATTAATAAATTTTTATAACTGAAGTTGGATATTCTTTACAGGTATTCATCATATCTGTAAGTAATTTCATAGCAGTATCCACACTACCATGACCATTCTCAGGATTATATTCTTTTTCTGCCCAATCTTTAAACCAATCATGATTTATGTCTGATTGATTAAACGTTTTAACAGCTTTGTTTAAAACAAACCAAGCATCTTTACCAAACATACCATAAAATCCATTGATGCCTACCTCACCTAAGCCTTCATCTTCAAAGTTTAAAAAGTCTCTAAAGAACTTGGATAGATTGTAAGTGTGATTAAACTCAGCAACAGTTCTGTTG